TACTTATATTATACTACAAAATTGCATCATACTTTAGTTACATATTGTTGTTTCGGAGTAAAAAGATTGTCGATTCATCCCACCACTTTAGAAGTGGGAGTATTCTCGACAAAAAGATAAAATAAAAGAAATAATATTAACATATATTTTTTGTTGTTTGATAATTCCTTTCTAAGTAAAAAATACATCATTTCTCACATAGTGGTGTATTTTTATTATAAAGATAATACTTTAGTAGTACAAAAAATAATCATAAAGTACAATGTAACATATTAATCAAAGCCTTATAATATAAGTATAGTAAATAATATTTAAGGAGTCGATGATATGTTAATAGATAATTCGAGAACAAATTTTGGAAGTATTAATAAGGCGAGACCAGGAAGCAAGCAGTATTACATAAATGAAATTAGAAATGAAATAAAATTTGAATTTGCTGAAACAGCAAATAAATATAAAAGAAACATATTCAGCGAAGAAGATTATAAAATATATATGAGAATAAGAATGACAAATATGAAAATAACTAATTATACTAAGATGACTAAAGAAGAAGTAATAAATTTATACTTAGAATTAAAAGATTTAATAGATAGAGCAGTAGCAGCAGCATAAGACTAAAAATAAAATATTAATATAAATCATAAGAGCTGAGAAGCTCTTTTTTGTTGCCTACATCTTGTTGTAGGTTATTTTAAATATAATAAAAACGAGGTGAGGTAATGGATAAAAAGTTCGAGACTAAATCATTTGATTTTGAAATCAAAGCTTCTGATGATAATGAAATGATGTTTGAAGGATATGGGAGTGTATTCGGTAATTTAGATTCATATAGGGATATAGTAGAAAAAGGAGCATTTACAAGAACGATAAAGAATAATAAGAATCGAATGAAAATATTATGGCAACATGATATGTGGAGTCCAATAGGGAAACCTGTAGAAATTTATGAGGATGATAAAGGATTATTCTTAAAAGCTAAAATATCTGATACAGAACAGGGAAAAGAAGCTTATACATTGATGAAAGATAAAGTACTTAACGAAATGTCAATTGGATACAATACAGTTAAATATGAATATGACAAAGAAAAAGATATACGTTACTTAAAAGAAATAAAATTATACGAAGTAAGTATCGTAACATGGGCTAGTAATTCTAGTGCAAAAATTAATAATGTTAAATCTGAATTTGATAATTTGTCATTAGAACTAAAATCGCTTAGAGAAACTTTATCTAATTTTAATGTTAAAAGTGATAAGTCAGTATATGATTTATTATTAAATGAATTAAAAACTGGTAAATTAATTAATGAAAATAATAATGATAAAATTTTAAATCTTATAAAAGCATTGCAAGCACTCATTATTGACTACGACCCATCGCAAGATACTCATATTGATAATGACTCGCAAAAAAATATTGATAATGACTCTATCGAAAAAGATAACTCAGAATCAGAAAAAGAAATAAAAGATAATTCTCAAGAATTTTTTACAGAATTATTACAGAAAATTAAAACTGAATGGTAAAACAATAAAATAATAATAAGCTACATTAACACCTTGATAGGTGTATTTTTTATGTAGAAAGAGAGGTAAGGAAATATGGAAAATATAGATGTAACAAAGAATAATACTACCCAGGTTGATGTATTACTTAATGAAATTAAATCAAAAACAATGAGTAAAGAAGAATTTCAAACAAAATTTGGTGAATTGCAAGCTGCTATAGAGCAGAGGGATAAAGATGTAGATAAGCAGACAGGTGATTTAGAAGCTAAGTTAGATGCTAAATTGAAAGAAGAAGCATTAAAACAGTCTGAATATGAATCAAAATATGAATCAAAAATGGCTGAGCTTGTTGAAAAATTATCTAATGCACTTCCAAAGGTTGATTTGAAACAAGAAAAGAAAGATAAAAAAGAAGAAGATGAAAGAAAATATGGTAATAGTTTAGGCGAATTTATGACTAAAGTTAGACATGTTGACCCTGAGCTTAAAGCTTTAGCAGAAGGAGCAGGAAATACAGGAGGTTACTTAGTACCACCTGAATATTCTAGTGAAATACTTAGAGTATCAATGGAAACAAGTGTTGTTAGAACTAATGGAGCAAGAGTAATAAATATGCTTAAACCTGAATTATACATACCTGCTTTAAATATGTCGTCTAATGCAGCAGGAAGTATATATGGCGGAATGGCTGCATATTGGACAGAAGAGAATGCAGAAAAGACAGAATCAGAACCAACATTCAAGCAGGTTAAGCTGAAAGTTAAAAAGTTAGCTGGATATACTGAATCATCTGATGAATTAGATGATGATTCAATATTAAGCTTAGGTTCTTTGCTTAGTGAAATGTTCGGCGAAGTTATCGCATTTGAAGAAGATTATGCATTCCTTACAGGTAATGGAGTAGGTAAGCCGTTAGGTATCACTGTAGCTCCTGCATTTATCACAGTATCAAGAAATTCAGGAAGTTTAATTGTAACTGATGACATAATTGATATATTAGCTAGATTCAAAGGTAATTTAAGTAGGGCTAAATGGGTAATAAATCAAGCTTCATTACCACAAATTTGTAAATTGATGGACGAAAATGATAATTATATTTGGCATCCTGGTACAGCTGGCAGCGTTGCTGGAAGCATACCTGGCACATTGTACGGTATTCCAATTATAATTACTGAAAAAGCTCCAACAGTTGCAGCTCAGGGTGGTATAATGCTTATTGACTTCGGATTCTATCTAATAGGCGATAGGTCAGGATTGGCAATAGATGAATCAATGCATTATAAATTCAAGAATGATAAGAAATGTTGGAGAGTTGTTAAACGTGTAGACGGTCAACCTTGGATAGATAGTGCTATTACACCTCGTGGTGGAAGTACATTGTCTCCATTTGTTGGTATTGCAGTAGGTACATAATCAACAATAATAACTAAATATAAATAAATAATATGGCGTGTTAATTCACGCCTTTAATTTTTAAATAAATTTCAAGAGGTGAAATATATGAATACAATGTTAAATGGAATAGCTCGTGCATATTCATTAGTTACAGGCTCATCTAAATCAAGCTCAGATGTATTAGATATGTCGAAATATGATAGAGCAATTGTATCTGGACACGTTTGCAAGGCATCAGCTTCTATCATAGCTACAACTGTAAGTGCTACAGTTAGTATATATGAGTGTGTAACATCTACAAATACAGGAGTTAACGCACTATTGACACAAAGCACATGCGATTTAAATAGTGGCGATATGGATAGTGAAGTTGAATTAGAAATTGCTGCAACTGAAATGACAGATGGATATAGATATATATATGCTCATGTTGCTGTATCAACAGCAAATACAACTGTATGCACATCTGTAATAGTAGAAAGAGGTCAAGGACGTTACAATCCACAAGATTAATAATATATAGATTACTCTTATCTATGTAATAAAGGCTTGGATAGGCTTCTAGAGCTGATAAGGCATTCATCCTGATGTGCTTTCCAAGTCTTTTTTTATCAGGTATATACTACAGGAGGTATAAAAAAATATGAACGATAATTTAAAAGAAGTTAAAGAATTCATAAAAGAAAATGGAATAGAAAAAGAAGCTGTAAATTTATTAGAGAAAGATAAGAATATTAAAGTTGCTAATCAAGCTAATCAAGTAAAAGCAAAAAGAGGAATAATAGGGATGCCACATACTGGAACATTCCCACACCAGACTACAATGAGTTTGACTGGATTGATAAGGCCATTGAATACAGTTGTTATGAATCATATGATAGGAAGTTGTATAATTTACGATGCTAGAGATCAGATAATTAAATTTGCTGAGGATAATAATGCAGATTGGGTATTATTTGTTGATTCAGACATGGTTCTACCTAACGACGCATTGATAAAATTTGAAGCTATGACATTGCAAGATAAGAAATTAGATATAGTTAGCGGAATGTGTTTTAAACGCATACCTCCATATCAGCCTTGTTTTTATACAAAAGCTCGAATAAATGCAGAAACAAAAAAGCCTATGCTAGAAACTCCTATTGATTTCCCTGAAAAAGGACTTCTTGAAGTTGAAGGAATGGGAATGGCATGCACATTCATTAGAAAAGAAGCATGGCGAAAAGTTAAAGAAAAAACTGGTCATTGGTTCTTTCCTTTTCCTGGAATTGGTGAAGATTTAAGTTTTTGCATAAGAGCAAGAATGGCAGGAATAAAAATGTATGTAGATTTAAGTGTAGATGTAGGACATGTAAGTCAATTTGTAGTATACAAGAATACATTTTATAAAGCTAGAGATGAACATATAAAAAGTAAATCCACAGCTTCATTATTTACATAAGATGATTAATATATTATTATGTGTGCCTGTAAGGCAAAAAGAAGAAATATTCAAGCTACATATTGAATCATTAAATAGATTAAATATACCTGAGAATATTAATTTATCTAGACTTTTCGTATTACATAATTGTGAAAGTCTAGATAAATACTTATATAAAGATGACTTTAAATTAATTTTTAATACTGATGAAGAGTTCAATAATAATAATAATCATAAAGATAAATGGAAAGAATATAATATACAGATGATTGCTAATATAAAAAATAACATTATATCAACTGTAAAAAATAGTTATGATTATATATTTTGGGTAGATTCAGATTTAATACTGCATAAAGATACACTAAAATATTTGATTCAGGCTAATAAAGATATAGTATCAGAAATATATTGGACTGACTGGCAAAATAGCGGAGTTCAAGAACCTAACGCATGGGAGCTAGATGAATATAGCTTTTATAAAGATACTTTTCAAAAGTATCGTAAAGAAGGATTATATAAATGCGGTGGTACAGGAGCTTGTATACTTGTTAAATCAGATGTATATAGAGATGGTGTAAATTATTCTTCTATATATAATATATCATTTTGGGGCGAAGATAGAGCATTCAGCGTAAGGGCTGCATGTGCTGGATATGAATTATATGTTGATACTCATACACCTTGTTATCATCTATATAATGATGAATATTTACAAAATTATATCAAGAAATAATAAATCAAATTAGAACTCGAAAGAGTTCTTTTTTTATGCAATCAGGAGAATATTATGAATAGATTTTTTAAAGTATATGATTCAACAATCGATAAAATTGAATCGATAAAATTAGAATATGATAGTAAATATAAATATAAATTTGCTATTCAGCAAGTTAAAAAGACTGATAATGTTTTAACAATAAATAACGAATTATTATCAGATTACTTAATTAATAAAGCTAAAAAATGTATAAATATAGATATATCAGATCAAAATATTAACTTTGACTTTAAATTGTTAAAATTTGATAAGATAATATTTATTGATGTATTCAGCAAGTTAAAGATGATAACACAAGAAATTGTATTATCTAAACTTCATAATATATTGAAACAATCAGGCAAAATTATAATAACTGATACTCACCCATTTTTAAATATAAATCGATTTATTCGATTAGTTGAGGAATCGCAGTTTAATTTTTATGGTGAGGTCGATTATATAATGGATTATAAAGATATATTGCAAGGTAAATGTATTGGCAATAAGAACTATGGAGCTGTATTGAGTCATGTTGGAATAAGACCGAGAGAGATTAAACCAGATGGGCCAATGGAAATAAAGTGATATAATATTTATAATATATATTATAAAGGAGTATGTTATGGATATTAATAGTAAAGAATGGTGGATTAATGAACATAATCATAATTGGATTAATGAAGGTGTAAATGGAATAGAGCAAACTAAAATGTTTGCTGAGATTGCATATGGCATTCTTAATCCTGCAATAAAACTAAATATATCAACATTAAATGGTGCTTTTGTAGATTGGGGATGTGCATTAGGTCAAGGATGTGAATGTTTTTTAAATCAAATTAACTATAGAAATAACAATAAAATATATGGAATTGATATAGCTGATACTGCAATTAATAAAGCTAAAGATATGTATAGTGAGTATCAATTTTATACTGATATAGATTATATAAAAGCTGATATAGACTTAATTTATACATCTAATACACTTGAACACTTTCATAATCCTACTGAATACATAGAGAAATTAATCAATATAACTAATAAATATTTAATTATATTAGTACCATATATGCAAGATATTACAAATTTACATTTTTTTAAATTTACGTATGAGTATTTTCAGAATTTAAAAGTCAATGCACAATTAATACAGTTTACACGAATAAGTGCAATTGACGAATGGTATTCACCAACTAGCCAAATTTTAGCAGTATATTATAAATAAAATAATACTAAAGTAGTACGAAATATTATTATAAAGTATGTATTATCGATTCTTCTAAGATGTTATTATGTATATAATAAATAAAAATTCTTAGGAGGAATTGATTATGAGTAAACTTATTACAGTAAAAGAATATAGACAAGCAGAACAAAATTATCTTTTATCATTGATTGAAAAAAGCGAAGGAAGGCTGCATAAAGAAATAAAAAATAACTTGAAACCATCTAAAGAAGTAAACAAGATAGTAAAAACTATAAATAACGCAAAAAATATATATAAAGTAGAGAATACTTATTCATCAATTTGTAATGAAAAAGGAGTAATTTTATTTACAGATTATAGTTTTACAGATATATTGGAATCAGGCGGATATTTAGGAGTTTCTAATAGATTTTGGAATGAAGTACATATGAACGGATATAGACATAAAAATAATGGTTTATAAAATAAACTAATCAAGAACTCGAAAGAGTTCTTTTTTTATGTAATAAAATAAAATAGATAGAGGAATAATATGTATAAAAATTTATCATTTGTCATACCTTTTATGAAATCAGGAGCTAAAGATAGAGCAATAATTTTAACATGGGTATATGAAAGAATTTTAAAATTATATCCTGGTGCTGAAATTATACTATCTACACAAGATAAGAGAGCTAATTTTAATAAGGCAGAAACAATAAATAATGCAGTTAAAACGATTAAACGAGATATATTAGCGATATGCGATGCTGATATATTTTTTAGTAAAGATTTGATTGATCTAGCTATTAAGGAATTAGATAATTATAGCTTAATTATACCTTATCGGGATTGTAATTATTATGATGTAGAAGCTACAAAGGATATATTGAAATATAATCCTAGTATAAATTTAAGTCAGATGAAATCATATGACACGAATGTATATGAAAACGCTTATGGTGGACTTAATATAATTAGGCGTGAAGATTTCAATTATATCAAGGGATTTGATGAACGTTTTAATGGATGGGGATGTGAGGACGTAGCTTTTGCTTATAAAGCTAAAACTATACTTAGCATGAATAGATTCGATAGGAGAATATATCATCTATATCATTATCCAAATTTGCCTGATGCTTCATTTGAATTAAATAAATTATTATATTCTGAAATAGCAAGTAATAAAGATAGAGAATCATTGATTAAATATTACAATATTAAGTAATTATATGAATAATTTATATCAGGAAATTAGATATAAAGAGGTGATTTAAATGGCAGATACATTTACACACATGAGTGGACATCCTGTAAAATTAGAAGAACTAGGTGTAATGTCTGATGTTACTGTTTATGCATTAGCTGTATCTATGGAAAGTACTAGTATTACTGTATCAGGTGGAACTATAAATAATATAAATACAGTAAGCACTGTAAGCGAAGTAATAAATATATCAAGTATAGATACAGTAGATGTAATTAGTTCAGTTGTAACATTAACAGAAGTAACTAATATATCAAGCCTTGATACAGTAGATTATGTAGTAAGTTTAGGAACTGTAAGTAAGGTACTAGCTGGAACAGTTACAGTTATTCAAAGTACTCATAATAATTTAAATTGTAATGCTAATTTACAAGTAGGAGATGCTGATGTAGCTGTAGGAAATAAAGTTCCTGTTAATACATATTTAGATACAAATTTAGAAAAGTTAGTTGCTATAAATCCTGTAGTATCAGCAACGTATACAAGACCTGCTGATGTAGTAGCATATGCAGCTAATGATGTAATAAGTAGTAGTACATCAAGTCCTACAAATTTGACAATTGCAACAGGGCTAACAACTGGAAGTAGTTGTATAATTACAAGTGCAAGAATAAGAATAGATATATCAGCAGTAACATCTGGAATGGCAGGATTTAGATTAGCTTTATTTAGTTCAGCTCCTACAGCAATAGCTGATAATGCAGCATTCGACTTAATTGACGCAGATAAAGATAAATTCCTAGATTATATTGATATTAACACTCCCGTTGACCTTGGTTCTAGAATATGGGGAACTAGTAAAGGAATAAATAGTCATATAATGCTTACTACTCAGACTTTATATGCTCAATTAATTACATTAGGAGCATACACACCAACATCAGCAGCAGTATGTAAGGTATACCTTGGATTGATGGAGTTGAGGAATTAATGTTAACTAATGCTAAGAAAATGATAATATTATCAGGCAAAAAATATGGATTAGATTATATACCAGGTGCTGTTGATAGTTGTGTATTAAGTTTTAGCTATTATCGTCCTACTAAATATTTTGAAGGAAATTGCATAGAAGTTATGCGTGGAAGTGACTATGCTACAAAGTGGTTTTCGTATAGCGCTGATGAGTATAGCTATATTGATTATATTGGTATAGCAGCATTTTGCAGTGGTACAACTGGAAAAGTTAAAACATGGGTAAATAGTAGCGTTTTGGCTGGTGTGCAAAATGCTATACAATCTAATTATGCTAATATGCCGATTATTTTTGAGTCTGGTTCATTTAATACGGATGGTTCGCGATTTGTTGCTGCTAGTAATAATAAAATGACATGTTCGGATGACGGATTATCGGGAAGTTTACAAAGTTATACTCTTGTAGCTATTGTAAAAAATACCAGCCCTCCAGGAAATAGAAGAATACTTCAAAAAGATAGTATTGCTGATGGATTCAGCTATCTCATATCGGAAAGAATAACAGGGGGTACTAGCTATGGATTTTATAATCGAAGCGTGTCTAGTTTGGCTTTTAGTACTACCGGAAATATAATACAAGATTCAGTAAGACAGTCGCTTGCAATGACTTATGATGGAGCTAATATGATTCCTTATCTTGATGGAGTGAAAAAAACGCCAATTCCACAAACTGGTAATTTAAAAACAGATGTGAATACAATAATAATTGGGGCACAAAGTATGATTGAATCATACGATGGTTATATAAAGACAATATTAATATTTAAATCATCATTAACAGCATCAAATATATTGCAGATACACTCAAAATTTTAAAAAAGGAGATGATAGTATGTGGTGGTTATATACAAATTTAGAAAATGCAGAAACAGAATTAGCAAAAGTTAATGCAAATATAAAGGCGTTCAATCCAGAAGCAAATTACGCAGAAGCTCCAACACAATTAACTGCTAATCCAGAAATAAATGGAGTAACATATTTATATGGATTTCCAGAACCTCCTGAAAATATTCAAGCAGGCGCAACAGCTGAATTAGTAGCTCAATATTCCTCAAGTTGGTTTATACAAGAAGAAATATAATATAATTTCATATAATTTTATCTTAATCAGGACATACAAAAATGGCGAAGACACGTCATGTAAAAATATAACAATATATTTTTATAATCCAATTATTTCTAATTGGTGATGCTAATAAAATAAGAGGTGAAAGTATGTCTAAAAATGTAAAGTTTGACAGGATAGATTCAACAACAACATTATCATCAAATGATGAGTGGCATTGGGCTTCTACAGCAGCAATAAGGTCTTATGTAGAGAGTATGACAAGCTTAAGTACTACAGTATCAAAAATTGTATCAAGTGATTCTAATTTAGTTGTATCTGTTAATACAGATAGTATATTATCTGATACTGATATTACTTTAAGTCTTAATACTTTATCAAATATTATATCTAGTGATACAAATTTAATTGTAAGCACTAATACGGATACAGTATTAGCTACACAAGTAACATTAAGCTTGGCAACTCAGGGTGTTGTAGTAGGTGGAACTAATGTAACTGTATCAGCTAATACAAACAGTGTATTCGGCGATAATATAACAATATCAATTGATGATACATACAATATAGTTTCTGATGATACTAATTTAGAAGTATCATTAAATACAGATTCGATTTTAGGAGCAACTATAACATTATCTTTAGCTACACAAGGAATTGTTATAGGTGGAAATAATGTAACAGTAAGCACTAATACAAATTCTGTATTTGGAGATAATATAACAATAAGTATAGATGATACTTATAATATCGTATCTGATGATACAAATATAGTTGTAAGTGTTAATACTGATAGTATTTTAAATGCTACTATAACTCTATCACTTGGTACTCAGGCGGAAGTAGTTGCTGGTGATAATATCGTAGTAAGTCTAAATACAAATAGTGTATTTGGTTCAGATATTACGGTATCGCTTGCTACATCCGTAACAGTTGAAGCATTTAGAATGAGTGTATCAAGTGCGCCAACCGCAGGCACAAGTTCAGGTACTACTGGTACATTTGCATGGGATACTACGCATTTATATGTGTGCAAGGCTACAAGTTCATGGTCAAGAATAACAATGAGTAATTTTTAAGTAGGTGATTATATGACAAGTTGGGATGAAATGCATGATGGTTCATCTAGTACAACAAATATAAATCAAAATATTAAGTTAGTCCAGGTATCTGGGCCAACTCTTTCTATTGTATCAAAAACAGAAGCTAAAAATTATCTTAAAATTGGCAGCGATACGACTGATGATGATTTGGTAGAATGGATGATAAAAACAGCAACATCTATTGTAGAGCGTGAATGTGGTGGGCTTGCTATATGTGAACAATCATGGAAACAGCATCAAAAAGGTGGATGTGAAACAATAGAATTGTTGAGACAGCCTATAATTAGTGTATCAACAGTATCATATTATGAAGATTTTGACAGCACAGTTGAAACATTAGTCGAAGGTACAGATTATAGAAAAGTTGAAAATGAATTATATCATGTTGATGGTAGTTTTGCAGAAGGTAGAGATGGAGACGGATATACTATAGAATTTACAGCTGGAATGTTTACATCAAGTACTTATACATCAAGCAGTAGGCAAGAATTAACATCAATGAAAACTTTGATATGTCGAATATTAGCTTTTTTGTATGAGAATAGAGAAGAATATTTGATGAATGTAAGTGAAGGAACTTGGAAAGCTGTATATGATGATAAATTACCGATTGGAATTAAATTAATGTGTATGTCTTTTCATACAGGACTTGGACTGATTTAATAATACTTTAGTAGTATATAAAATTATCATAAAGTACATATTATAAACTTTTCTAAGATGTTAATATATAAGTATAGTAAGTATTAAATTTTAGGAGGAATTATAATATGTATAATGAAATTACAACTGAATTTGTTAAAGGACTTATTAAAGAAGTTAGAACTGTTTTGAAGGTAGCTGGGTATAAGGATTTAAGCATAAGAAAAGATGAATATATAATAAATATCAAAAGAAAAAACAAAGAAATTGATAGAGGAGAATTACTTGAATTACTAGCTGAAAAATTTGAATCAAAAATATTTAATAATTATATATATGTAATCTAACACTCGAAAGGGTGTTTTTTTATTGGGGTGATATAATGTTAACACATTTAAATCATAGAGTAGTTATAATGTCTGAATCGCGTACAGCAATAGCAGGAGGATGCTATACTACTTCATGGACTACATCAAGTACTGAATGGGCTAATTGTCAAGTGCTAAATAATACATCTGATAAAAATGAATCACATGATTTAAATAAGAAGCAGCAATTTACAAAATGGCATATTAAAATGAGAGCTGGAACAAATGTAACAAATAAAAATAGAATCGTATATGCTACTAAAATATTAACTGTTGAAGCGGTAACAGACCCGACATCAAGAGGCAGGCAGATAGAAGTTATTTGCCGTGAAGAGGTGGTATAAATGATTAGATTAGATGTAAAGTTCAAAGGTGCTAATGTAGTTATCAAAAATGTTGGCAAACGTAATGATAGGTTGAAAGATATTGATAAGATACTTGATAAATCGTTGGATAAGATTGCTAAAGCTGCTAAGAATACTATTATAACTGAGAATCATGTTATAACTGGTAATTTAAGAGATAGTTTGAAATATGAATCTAAATTTAGTAGTGGAGTATACGAAGGCATTGCTGGAAGTTTAGATGATAAAGTATTTTATGATATTTATGTAGAAAGACTATATCCTTATTTATTTCCTGCATTTGTAGCAGAAAAATCAAATTTGATGAATAATTTACGTAATATGATATAAGGTGGTGTATACATGGCTAATACAGCATTATGGGAAGTACAAAAATCTGTAGTAGCAGCAATGACGGCAAGTTCAACTTTGACAACATTAGTAAGTAGCAAGATATATGATGAACCACCTACAGATACAAACTATCCTTATATTACAGTAGGTAATCCAACAGAAGTTACTGACAATAATTTACAAGAATTAGGATTTGATGATACTTTGACATGCTATATTTATACTCGACCTTATGGACTAGGATGGAAACAAGCATACACAATTTTGGATGCTATGAATAATGTATTGAATTGTAAGAGATTAACACTTGATACGTTACATTGCGTTATATGCAAGCAAGATAATGTAATGCGTGAAAGATATGATGATAAGCGAATATTACATGTTAGATATCGAGTTCCAGTTGAAAAATTATCAACACATACAGTTTAAAAATTAGTATTATTTATTCTGAGCTGAAAGGCTCTTTTTTTATATATATATAAAAATAAAAATATAAGAGGTGATAGATATGTCAGCAGAAGGCGGCGTATTTGGATTAGGTGCGACTTTAGTAATAGGTAGCACAACAGTTACAAAATTAACAAGTATAGGATTGCCAGCAGGAAGTGCAGATGACTTAGACATAACAACTCATGATAATACAGATAGGGTAAGAGAATTTATCAAGGGACTAATTGACCCTGGCGAAATGTCTTTAGAAGGTATATTTACTTATGCAGCATATACAGCAGCTAATGATTTGCTATATGCAGAAGGTACTACAACAGTAACAATTACACTTCCTACAACTCCATCGGTTACTAATTTTGCATGCTATGGATATCTTAAGTCACTAGAAGGTAGCGCACCGCACGATGATAAGATAGATTTTAGTGCTACTGTTAAGATTTCAGGAAAGCCAACAGTTACTTTATTAGCTTAAAGTAAAGATAATAATTATATATGAAAGGATTGATATTTAATGATATTAATTAATTTAAATAATCAGGATAAAATATTAAGATATGACTTTAATGCAGTATCAGAATTAGAAGAAAAAGCAAATATGGGATTATTTGCAATGTTACAAGAAGAAAATATGGGATATAGAGTTATCCGTTTATTGGTGTGGGCTGGATTGAGACATGCTAATCGTGGGTTAACGCTTGATATAGTTGGAATATGGCTAAATGATGAAGTAAAAAAAGGTGCTACATTAGAAATGATAATCAACAAAGTAATGGATGCGCTTAAAGAATCTGGACTCCTTGGAAAAGAAGAAGAAGATACTAAAACAGATAATGAAGAGGGGGAAATAAACCCCGTAGCAAAATGATGTTACGGGGCGAAATCCTCAAAAGTGTAGAAGAATATGCATATTTTATAGATTTATTGCCATCTCAATTAATGATAATGACTATCAAAGAATTCTATACATTATATAAGTATAGAATGAAACGGATTGAATTTGATAATAAATCTGATGATATGCGTACAGGTCGTATATGTTCAGTATTAGCTAATATTTATCGAGATAAAAAGAAACGTAAAAATCCTTATACTGAATTAGATTTTGTACCACAAAAAGAAATAAAAAAGAAGAAACCTCAGTCGATAGAGTCTATGGCAGCTATATTGATGGCAGTAACTAAAGCTCATGGCGGTAAAATAGTGGGGTGATATAATTGGCAACAACTGAAAACTTACAAATAAGAATAAAAGCAGATACAAATCAAGCACAGCAAAGTTTAAAAAAGTTTAAAGTATCATTGGAAAAAGCTACAGATGTAAAAGGTATCAAAAAAGCTACTGAATCTATAAATAAATCTACCGAGTCTATTAAAAAATCTACTGAATCCGTAAAAAAAAATAATGAATCCGTAAAAAAGACATCTACTTCACTTTCTAGCTATGCAAGCAAAATGAAAGGCGTAGCAGATGGATTTAAAAATATAGGTTCTGGAATAGCTAGTGTTGGCATGAATATAACTAATGGAATAACTAAGCCTATTATTGGTATTATTGGAGCTTCTGTTAAAACAGCAGCAGACTTTGAAAATAGTATGAATAAAGTTAGGGCTATTTCAGGAGCAACAGGAAAAGATTTTAAAGATTTAGAAAATATAGCACGAGAGATGGGAAGAACTACCAAATTTACGGCTGTTGAATCAGCAGAAGCATTGACTTATATGGGGATGGCTGGGTGGAAAGCTAAAGAAATGGTAAAAGCATTACCAGCCGTCTTGGATTTAGCAGCAGCAGCAGGAGAAGACTTGGCAAGGACTTCTGACATAGTTACGGATGCTATGACAGCTTTTCACATGAAAGCTAGTGAAGCTGGAAAATTTGCTGATTTGTTAGCGAATACATCTAGAAACGCTAATACAAATGTGGCTATGATGGGCCAGACATTTAAATATGTTGCTCCAATTATGGCAACAGCAGGATATTCAATTGAAGATACGAGTTTAGCTATAGGATTAATGGCAAATAACGGAATTAAGGCGAGCTCGGCAGGAACAGCACTAAGAGCAGGTGTTACAAACTTATTAGCTCCTACAAAAGCAGCAAAGGACGCAATAAAAAAATATAATATTGAAATGACTAATTCAGATGGAACTATGAAAAGCTTTCAAGTTGTACTAGATAATTTAAGATCTAAATTTAAAAAAATGAGCATAGTTGAACAAACAGCAGCAGCGAACGCATTATTTGGAAAGCGTGCTATGTCTGGATGGTTAGCCATGATTAATTCTACAGAAGCAGATTTAGTAAAGGTAACAAAAGCAACAAGAGACTATAATGGTGCAGCAGCAGAAATGGCCGATATAATGCAAGAAGGTCTAACTGGACAGGTTACAAAATTAAAATCTGCAATAGAAGGATTAATGATAGATTTAGGCAATATATTTCTACCTTTATTCAAAAAAATTGTAACTATTATAAGTTATGTTATCAATAAATTTGGAGCAATGAATGGTACAGTAAAACGAATAGTTATAGTATTTGCTTTACTTATAGCAGCAATTGGCCCAATTATTAGTATGATTGGTTTATTAGTTTTTGCATTTGCAAGTATAGCAGCAACTGTTTTAGCTGCAATACCTGGAATTATAGCATTAGGCAGCGCAATATCTACAGTAGCTGGAATTATAGCTTCGTTAGGATGGCCTGTAATTTTAGCGTTGATAGCTGGATTTGTAGCATGGATAGCCATTATGGCAGCAACAACAGCAGCTATTATATTAGTAGCAAATAAGACCATTAATGCGTTAATGCCTGTAAAAGATACGTTCATGTTGCTTAAAAAAGTTATACAGAATGATTTCGTAGGAGCTGTTGATTTATTAGTATCTAAATTTGGAATGACTAAAAAAGCAGCATTCGACTTAGCAAATAGATTTGCAATAGTAAAAGACAAGGCTAGTCAATTAGTTAAAGTAATATCGACTAATCTTGGGCCTATTTTTAGTATTCTAGGCAATAAGATTAAAGTTGCTATAGATAGCTTATTAGGATTTAGTGATAGCACAGATTCAAGTAAAAAAAGTGCTGTTAATATGTTTAGTGGAATATTAAAATGGGCTGAAAAGTTTGTAAATTACTTCTATAATATATTTGATTCATTCGGGTTGATTCCAACTGAGGTAAAATATGCGAATGACAAAACTAGTTTAGAGTTTATTAAACTTAATTCTAATGTAAAAAATAGTTTAGATAATATAATTGTTACAAATAAAAAATTCGGTGGTAATATGACAGCAGATAATAAAAAAGCTTATGATAAGTTAGTCGCCGATACTAAAATTGCATTAGATAATGAATTGAAATTTGTTACCAATCATCTAACTAAAAAACAAAACAAACTTAAAAAAGCAGCTGAGGAAATGTTCAAAAGTTCAAGTGCTTTAACTGAAAAAGAAGAAAATGAATCATTGAAACAACTTGATGAATATAATAATAAGCAATTGACTAGGACAAAAGATAATAATGATAAGATATTAAAAATTATCGAAACAGCACAAAAAGAAAAGAGAGCAACAACAGTATATGAAGATACAGAAATATTAAGACTACAACAAGAATTAGAAAATACAGGACTAGAATTAATTTCATCTTCAAAATTAAAACAACAAGCTATTAGGGAAGAATCTGCTAATATGGCAATACAGATAAAACGCGATGAAGGAATGCAGATTATAACAGAAGCTAATAAAGCTCATGATACTATAGTAGCTAAGGCATTAGAAACAAAGCAAAAAGCTATTGAAACAGCTATATTAATGCGTGATGAAACTGGTACTATATCATCAGAACAAGCTCAAAAGCTTATAGATGAAGCTAATAGGACGTATGAAAGTACAGTTACATCTTCTAATCTTACTAAGACTGAAACAATAAATAATGCAATAGCTAAGGCAAATGGAACTATATCAGAATCAGAAAGAGAAGCTAGAGAAATTGATACTAATACAAAGAAAATCGAAGCAGTTATGTCTAAAGTTTGGGGAGATATAAAAGAAAAAATACCTGGAATTGTAACTGAATTAGTTGGTGATATTATAAGCGCATTAGGCGAAGCACTTATAGTTGGAATAAATAACTCATTTGCAGCAGCAGGAAAAGCATTCACAAAAGGGCTTGAAGGATTAGCGAAAAGAAAATCTACATCAACTATAGATGTAATGCCAAAAATAGATACTAAAACAACAGCTCCAGCAGCAACATGGAAAGGTACATCGATAACTCCACCAAAAATATCATCTAAACCTTATTTTTCTTATGCAAATGGGACTAATTATGCGGAAGGTGGATTATCTTTAGTTGGAGAAAAAGGACCTGAACTTGTGAATTTAAAAAAGGGTGCAACTGTGTATACAGCAGGGGAAACACGAAAGATGATTCCAGGTTTTGCGTCTGGTACAAAAGGAACTACTACAAGCAAAGTATCATCAAGCTCAAGTAAAGCAGCTAAAGCAGAGGAAGCAAGGCAAAAAGCAGCAGAAAAAGCGGCAAAAGCTACTAAATCGGCAATAGAAAAAGCAGCTAAAGCAGCTCAAAAACAACGAGATGATGTAAGTAAATCTGTAGGAAACTTTATACAAGGTATGCAAAGTCAATCAGAATCATTATTAGATTTTGGCAATTTATTTGAAAAAGTTGTAACTAAGAAAATGTCAGGCCAGAAATTACTTAACAATCTTAAGACACAGATTTCTTATATGAATCAATGGAAATCTAGCCTAAATTCATTAGGTAAGAGAATTGGAAAGACATCAGACTTATATAATAATTTATTAGCTCAAGGGCCAGAAGCAGCAGCAGAAATTGGAGCATTAAGCAAGCTTGGAGCTAATCAATTGAATGAATATGTTAATGCATTTGAACAAAAGCGTGATATATCATATGAGATGGGTTATCAAATGGAATCAACAAAGCAATCAGCAGATTTAAAACAGCAACAAACAGTGTTAAATATCACAGGAAATACTATATCAGATACATTGGACATAGATATTATAGCAAATAAGATTATACAGAAACTTAAAGTATCAGGAGTATATTAGAAATGTGAAAAGCCACCTATAATAGGTGACTTATAGTTGATAAATATTGTTTAAAAATTTAAAATACTGTTAAAATTATAATAGCTTATATTGAATTATTCGTCAAGTATATTTACAATCTAGATTATTCATAATATAATAAATAAAAAAGTTAAAATCGAATTCAACAATTAAGAGCTTCGGCTCTTTTTTGTTATAAACTAATCTAAAAGTATTAGATAAAATAATACTTTAGTATGTATTACAATATCATCTCAAATGTTAATATATAAGAGTAATATAATATTAAATCTTAGGAGATGATACAAATGTATAGAAAAGTTATAATTAGAGTATCGGGTAGATACCCAATGGAGTTAGATACTATTATTGCAAGTACTAAAGAAATATTAAAAGCTGAGAATATTGAAAAAAGAGCTGATAAATTAGCAAAAGAATATAAGAAAAATGAGTTGATTGTTGTTTATTATAATAGTCAATATAAAATAACTAATAAGTTCATACGTCTATATGACTCTTGTTATAACTTTGCTATTGAATACGAAATTAAAAAAGTTAAAACTAATCATAAAGATATATAAAGTTTAAATATATACAGGAGCCTATATGGCTCTTTTTTATTTATGCATTTATATAAAACGTGTATGATTATTGACCGAGATATAATTTAATTTTTATAATAATATATAAGCAATATTTTTTTCTATATATAAATACTACTTATATAAACTAGATATAAATACTAGATATAGGCATACTTATAACATAGTGATATAAGCTTATGTGTGGATTATCGGACTAAAGATTGTGACTGAAAAGACTATAATGTGTGACTGAAAAGACTAAAGATTGTGACTGAAAAGACTAAAGAATGTGACTCACGTTTTATAGTCAAGACTAAACTATAAAAGTGTAACTTAGTCTTTATATAAGCTTAATAAATTAAAATATATAAGTTTTTCTATATATACTTTTTTAATACTTCTTTAGATACGTTTTAAATACTTCTTTATGAATCTGGTAGCTATTGATATAACGATATTAGAACGTATAGAACAAGGTCAAAAAACTAAACAACAAGGTCAAAAAACTAACAAACAAGGTCAAAAAACTAAACAACAAGGTCAAAAAACTAACAAACAAGGTCTTTTGGTAATTTTAAATTGACCTTGTTGTATAATCAAATTAAGTGATATTAAGGAATGTGGTAATAATTTTATAAGTTAGTTTTTTGACCTTTAAAGGTCAAACTTGATATTGAATTTGACCTTGTTGTATGATATAATATTATCAAATAACTGAAAGGTATTGATAATATGAATAATATAGAAAATGATAAAGAAGTATTACTAAAAAATGAATTTATTGTGGCTAAAAAAGAATTTAAAACTTTTGAAGCAAAAATATTTTATAATTTATTAAGTATATTTACATATGAAATAAGACAAAATAATAACCAAAGTCGTATTATTGAAATGGATACTATAAAAGTAAAAGAAATAATGTTTAATGGTGAAAAAAATATATCATTTGAAAGATATTATGAAAAATTAGTAAATATGCGTGTAATGCTAACATTATCATATGATGAAAAATTAGAAAAATCAAAAATAATATCTATATTATCATTTGTTGAACCATATAAAGATAAAACTATCTTTACTCTTAATTATGATTTATGTGAAATGATAAAAGAAATAGGTAATAACTTTTCAGCTATAAAACCGCTTGAGTTATGTAAACTAAATAGTACATTCTCAATAAAAGCATATGAATTATGCAGTACTTATAAAAATTTAAAAGCTAAATTTTATCACATGACAATAGATAAATTTAATTGGTTTTTCAATGTACCAAAATCTTATAAATCTTGCGATGTAGACAAAAGAATAATAAAACCAATAATTGAAGAGATAAATAAAAAAACAATATTTAAATTAAATATTAAAAAACATAAAGTTAGAAATATTATTACTCATTATGATTTTTATATATCAGAACAAAAAGAAAAAATTTATCTTGAAGCACAAATTACAGGGAGCGTAACAAATAGTTCAGAAGTAATAACACAAGTATTTGAAGAAAAAAGCGAAATAAATACAATATTACCTGAAACAAAGATATTTGAATTAATGTTTAACAATATAAAAGCAATGGATCCTAACTTCAACTTATCTAATGTAGATAAAAAGAAGTGGTATAACACTATAGCTTTGATGATTAATAAAGATAACAGGACAATAGAAGAAATAGAAAAAGTAATAAATTTTACTCAGGAATCTGATTTCTGGAAATCAAATATATTAACTCCTATTGATTTACGAAATAAGTATACAAATATATTAGTACAATATAAAGTAAATAATAAAAGTTCAGATAAAGTTAAAGGAACTATGAATAAAAAAGAAATTAGAAAACTTACAATACCAGAAGGTATGACATTATAACAATATAAAGATACAGACGAATATAAAAGAATGTCAATGATTATTGTACCTGATAATTTAACGTTCGAGGAATGGATATATAATAGGCCAGAAGAGTATATAGATAATTATAAAAGTTTACCTGATGATTTGCAAAGATATCAAATTCAAGGCGATAGAGATGGAAAATTATCTATTATTAAAAAAGGTGTAGATGACTTTTATAATAAAGCTATAGCACGATTGAATGAACTTAGACCGAGTAAAAATCTAGCTAAAATGAAAGAACAATATGGATTTTAAAATAGTACAAAAGATAATACTTTAGTGTAATGTATATATTTTAGAATCGCGTTAAGATTAGACTATTAAATATTAGGAGATGATATGAATGGGAAACTTCGATACTATACATGATAAAACGAAATTGTTGAATTGTCTAAATGAATTTAATGATGAAGAAAAAATGATTGATTTATCTGAAACACCATCAAAGATAAAAACAATAAAACAACTTAAAGATGAAGATACTGCTGATTGCGGAGAATATTGGATAAGAGAAAATAAATATCATTATGGAAAAGTTATTCTTAAATCTATTTGTTGTATATATGGAACATTATATAGGCAAGTTAGAAATATAAATAAAGAAAAATAGGAGATGATATGAATGAAAATTAAAGTTGGAGATAATGTAAAAGGATTTTACGGAAGTGTGGGAGAAACAATAGAAGGAAGAGTTACGGATGTTGATAAAAATAGTGTAGAAATAAAGTATATGTTCTGGATTGAATCATCGCAAATTATTAGTGTAAATGATGTAAAATGTGATGGAGTAATATGTGACTAAACTTAGGAGATGATATGAATGGAAAATTATAAATTTGTAAAATGTCCTGGATGTGGCGAAGGAATACAACAAAATGAAAATCAAGAAGAGTTATATTGTGAATTGTGTCATATGGAATTCTATGCTGATATAGAAAAAATTGATGATGAAGATGATAATAATAATAAAATTGGAGCTTAGGCTCTTTTTTGTTACAAAAGATACTACTAAAGTATTATTGACTTACTAAACTTTAAAGTTTAGTATTATATATAAATTATATTAGGAGATGATACAAATGAACAAAATAATAATTACGATAATAATCTTATCTATGCTAGCTATATTGTTTATTAGCATGAATAGATATAGGCATAATAATAAATCGGAACAAATAGAGCAGACAGAACAAATAAAATTTATAGTACCTGCTTATTTTTATCCTGGTACTAATTGGGCAAGATTGATTAATGCTGCAAAGTATAATGATAATATAATAGCTATAGCAAATTGTAATAATGGAGCTGGAAATAAAATAGATAAGAAATATTCTATTGCATTTGATAAATTTACTGATAATGGTGGAAGAATAGTAGGATATGTATATACACAATATGGAAATCGTAATATCGATAAAGTTAAGAAAGATATCGATAAATGGTTTTTACTATATGGTAAATATGTATCTGGAATATTTTTAGATGAGCAAGATATATCATTAGAAAATATAGAATATTATAAGACTTTATATAATTATATTAAAGATAACTATCATGTAATAGTTATAGGAAATTGCGGATATGCTCCACATGAAAATTATATGCAATTTAACGATATTACTTGTATACACGAGAACGATAACGCAAAAATAAGATCTGAAAAATGGATGAGTAAATATAATTCAGATAAATTTTATATGATAGTACATAGTTATAATAATTATAAAAGTGCTATCAAAACAGCTAAGAATAATAATATAGGATATATTTATTGTACTGATGATAAATTACCTAATCCATTCGATGTACTACCTGAATATTTTGAAGATATGATAAGATAGGAGACTATTATGATAAAAGAAAATGATAATAAAGATATTAAATTAATTTGTCCTATATGTGGTAAAAAAATATTCATATCAAAAATTAGAAGAAATTTTGCTTGTGAAGATAATAATTGTAAATTAGGTAATGGTGCAGAACAATTTATATTAGAATTAAATTTAATGCTTAGTAAACTAATCTAAAAGAAGTACAAAAGATACTACTTTAGTGTGTATTATTCAAACTCCTGAAATTATATAATATGTGTATAGTAAATAATAAATTTTAGGGGGAAACATAAATGAGAAATGATATAATGGCAAGAATGGCAAAAGCAAAAGCAAAAAATAATTGGATGTTTGAACAAAGTGTATTTAACGAAAATACTTTGGAAGTATTAAATATATTAGCGAAAATTCAAGAAAAATGCGATGATGATACATTTAATCAGTTTAATACAACTTACGAAGAAAACAGAATTTTAAGAGGATTAAACGCAAATGGAATAGAAAATATAGGAATAGCAGAGTGTTACGACTTATCACACACAACAATATTATATCCAGATAATACATTTGAACAAGTTGCTGAATTAATAGAATATGGATATTTATTATAAAATATTAAAAATAAATCGAACTCGAAAGAGTTCTTTTTTTATGCCAAAAAGTAGGTGAAAATATGATAATTAAAACTGATAATTTTATAATTGAATTTATGGAAGAAATAAAAGTACGTCTTTATTTTATGTATAAAATTAGAATAACTTGTTATAAAAAATCATACTTAGATATATTAAAAATAAATTGTAACGCTGGTATAAGTCTAAATATATCTAATTGCACAAGTTTAGCAGGATATAACTTATTGCAAAATTGTAAAATGAAAAAAAATGAAAAAATAGAAGGATATATTGCATATCAGAAAATGAATATCGCAACAAATTGTCCTGTGTTTTCATGTGAAAATGTAAAAGTAAAAGTAAAAAATTTGAAACGTGGTGATAAGCATGAGTAGTATAACTGTATCTCAATATACTGCTAGCATTATGATATTAGAATATTACGGTACAGCTAGTTTAGAAACTAGTAGCGACGAAACTACTTGTATAATAACTACGCATGGACTTAATACAGGCGATTTTATTGTAAACACTACAAGAAGAGCGCCAACTTATACATCAGCTGAGCGAGGTAGTAGAAAAGTTATATCCGTAACTGGTGCTAATACATTTACGGTTGAGGCTATAGCAAGTCAGTCACAGAATGATGATATGTTGTTATTTAAATATATAGATAGAACTGATTATGTATTAGACGGAACTATAAATATTACATTAAGAGCTGAGGGTCAAAACGAATCTAGTTTTATGGTTAATCGAACTAATATGGATAATGATAGCATATCAAAAATAACGCCTGGACAATATGTAAAAATAGAATTAAATAATGATTTAAAATTTGCTGGATTAGTAGATAATACTGATAGATCAAAAGATCAAACAGTAATAAAGCAAAATATAAATTGTGTAGGATTTAATAATATTCCTTCAAGACGTACGATAGAGTTAAATTACAGTAGCGATGTTACATCATCCGTTGTTATTGATGATATGATTGAATATCTTATGCAAGATGGGATAGAATCTGGAGCAATTAGTACTGGAATTGTATTTGAAGATGAATGGAAGAATGAAGTAATAAGTATATCTGATGTGTTGGATGAATGTAGTAATAGGAATGGATTTCAATGGTTTATAGATCAAGATATGAAATTACAATTTTATCAAGATTTAACGACTATATCATATTGTACTAATACAATAGAGACAGGTGGAACGTTTAAAGATTATAGAAATGTAGTTATTAAAGAATCAATTGATAATTATGTAAATAAAGTATTTGTAATAGGTGGAAATGACGATCATGGTGATACAATATGGGTAAATAATGCTGATTTAGATGAACAAAATGCAATGCAGCTAAGATGTGGTGGAACTGGTGTATATGGTAATATAATTAGCGACGGTGCTATTGTTGGACATGACTATATTACTATCGGAGCATCTTCACCTACTTATTTTACATGGACTACTAATTCATTAGAAATAGGTGACTGGTTCTGGAATATTACACAAGATTCAAAAGGATATATAACAGCAACAGGAAGTACTACAGTCGCATGTACAACTATATCAAATCAAACGATAGGCGATGAAATAGAAGTATATAATGAAGCTAATGGAGTTGGACGTAATACGCTTAAAAAACAATCAATCGTACCTGAAACAATAGAATTTAAAAGTTATAATATTAATTTTTTACCTCAGACAAAATTAACTGTATCTATATCTGATTTAAGTTGTTCGGGCGTATATAATATAGAAGAAGTAAATATTATAGAGAGGCAAGCGTGTTATTTCGAAACAACTGTAAAAGCTACAAAAAAAATAACTACAAATTTTAGTACACAAAAAATCCTGATTTCATAGATTATTTTAGGGGGTTTTAATATGGCTAGGTCTAGTAAAAGAGCAGGTAGAGGAGTTAATCGTGGTGCGCTTAACGTTACATCAAGCGTTGGTGATACATTTCCGTCAAGTCCTGGAAATGGTCATATTCATACAATGATAATTGGTTCTTATGTTGTAGCTATATATAAATATGAATCTTCTATACCTACATGGTCTGTAGTATCTAACGGAATAACAATAGGAACAGCTACACCACCAACAACAAGCACTTATACTGATATGTTATGGCTAGATACGAATTGAGGTGTTTTAAATGGCTCATTTTAATGGTACTGAGTCAAGATTAACTATAGACGATACGCAGTCGTATCAGGAAATAAGTGAAAAAGGCTCTGTTAAAGTAGGGACTAAATGGTTTGTTCTTAGAAATATAGACGATAGCCCATGGGTTGATTTATTAGTATCTGATGATTTTACAACATGGACATCGTGTTCAATGCCTTCTCCAACAGATGAAACAAATTGGAATTATAGTGGATTTACATTTGAATGCAAACCAGGAAATGGAGTAGTATATGTAAATGTAAGAAAAAGAATATCAGGCGAAAGAGTAATATTAACATATACAATATCTACAGATAGTTGGTCACAAAATTTAGTAGCAACTGGTTACAGTGCTACTGTTTTAATGGAAATTGATAGTAGCTATAATATACATTTAATATCTGGCAATAATTCAGCTATTAAACACAATTATTATACTGGAGGTTCATGGACAACCTGGGAAACAATTTCTGCTAATACGCCATCATATATTAATGGCATATGCATAGATACATCAAATAATATTCATGGAATTTTTAGATATAGCGGAAATGAATATTATTTTGTTGGTACTAGAGGAAGTTGGAATGTTGAACAAATTGCTGGTGCTATAAATAATCAAGATATATGCGTAGCTACAAATGGAACTGTATATATAGCTGGATATTTTGCTTCATCAACGCCTGGAAAAGATTCATTTGGAGTATATTATGGCTCTTATGGAAGTTGGAATTCGCAAAGTTTAGATGATATAGGAGAATTAATGCAGAATTATTTTACTATTGATTCAATTGGAAATGATATACATTGTATTTATTCATTTTATAATACAACTTCTAACTATTGGATAAGATATATATATTATAATGGTAGTTGGTCTACTCCTATTACTATGGAAACAGATGTTTATGCTAATCTTCCAGATGTTTTAAATATAAATGCTGAATCAACAGATATAGCTTTATTTTATGTTGATGGAAATTACGATATAATATATGGATTTTATTCAGCAGATGCTATAACATCAAATCTTAAAAAATTATTAGCTAATACATGGACTGCTTATCCACTTAAAACACTTATAGCTGGAGTATGGACAGAAAAAACTATTAAAAATACATGGTAATGTTATAATATTGTAATTGATATTGTCTATTTAAATTGTTATAATGTTTTTGAGGTGATATAAATGAATATTTTAACAATTGTTCCACTAATAATACTTGCACTATATTTAATATATTGGTGCTTTAAATATAAAAATAATAAAATTTTTAGTTCAAACAAAAGATAAATGAGCCGATTGGCTCTTATTTTTTTTATCTTTTTTATGTTATAATTAAATAAAAAATAGGAGTAATTTGATGGGAATGTATACAGGGATAATATTCAAAGGTATAATCAAAAAAGAATTAAGAAAAGATTTTAAAGATATTGCTGAATATGGTAAATGGGAAGAATCCAATGATAAGATATTATATAATTTTTCTAAAATTAGTAGATACAGAGATATTCCATGTGGAGCATTATGTTATATGCCAGAATCTTGGGATGAAGATGTTAATTCTAAAAATAAAAAATATGATATTAATACTGGATTTTGGTCATTTAAATGTAGTCTAAAAAATTATGACTATACTATAGAAGAATTTTTTAAGATAATTCCACATTTCACTGAATACTTAATTTATTTAGAATATTTATATGAAGATTGGGAAGAGTCAAAATATTATAAATTAGAAGATAATAAAATTATTGAAGTTTAAATAATAGAAAATTTAAATTAATATATAGATATAAAAAAATAATGTATAGATGAATGTATTTAAAGTAGAGACCCATTTATTTTATGGGTCTCTTTCCATTTATATTTGACATAATATAAATATTATACTAATATATAAATATAAGAATAGTATTAAGGATTAGTAAGTGTTGAACTAATTGAGTGATGAAACTGTAAAAATAGCCTACATATAATATGTAGGCTATTTTTATTTATATTAAATATTGATATATTTTTTTGTTCTGATATAATAAATATAAGATTTCTCAATATTTTTGTAACAATAATTTTATCCAATTTTACTATTAAGTAATGAGATATAAAAATGGTTTAGTTCACTGGCTGAATCATTTTTATTTTTTTGTTTATAAATATTGAATATATAAAGAAATATGATATAATTCATAAGTAATAAAAAATAATATTATTTTAGGAGGAAGAAAAATGAACTTAGTAAAAAGTAAGAAAGTAAATAAATTCAGTAAGATTAAATTACTAAGCTTAGTAATAGCAGTAGTAATGATTCTTACTACGGGAGCGTTTGCAGCAGCTAAAGTTGTAGAAATGGTTGCACCTAATTATAAGATACTTCTTGATGGAAAAGAAATACCAGTAGAAGGAAACGCTTATAATTATGAAGATTCAACATATGTTAAGTTAAGAACTGTAATGGAAGGCTTAGAAGGAATGACTGTTGAATGGGATGATACTGTATCACCAAGAGAAGCTAGATTTATTAGTAATGCAGTAGAAGCACCAGAACCAGTTATTATAACTGAAAATGTAAGCTTAAGTTGGAATGAAGTACAAAAGCAAGTTGTAAGAATTGCAGTTGATACAACTACTACAGATAATACTAATGAAGCAGCACCAGTAACTACTCAAAATTTAAAAGTAATTGGTAATGGTATATTCGTATCAGGACGTAAAATTATTACTACAATTGATACTTATAAAAATTATGAAGGTTTAGTTAATGGAAATACTATCAATACAGAAGTTGGCGGAGCGCAAGACGAAAACGCAGTAGAAGAATTACCAGCACAAACAACAACAGCAGTAACAGGAATTAAAATAATCTTATCAGATGGAACTATAAAAGATGCTAAAAATTATAGAACTGATGATGATAGAATTATGGGTCTATTAGATACTAAAGCATATACAAGTAAAAATGTTGCTACATTTGCAAAAGAAAATCTAAAAGTTGGTGAAATGTCTGTGTTATGTACTTCAATATTCAGCAATGCAGCTCAAAATCCATTACAAGTAGCTAATCAATTTTCATTTGGTGAAGTACTTAGAACTAGATATCCAAGAAACAATCAATATTTTACTGTATCTGACAATGATACAGATAATGCTGATTCAGGTAGAGCGGGTGCTATATTCAACGCAAAAGGAGAATTGGCAGGAATATTTAATGATGTAGAAGTAGGTAACAATGGAAATTGTTTCTTTACACCAAAGAGTGTTATAGAAGAATTTTTAAATGATTAATCTATACAATATAATTAATTTGTGATAATATAAAATTAATTGAATAAGAACAGTCAAATTTAAGAATTATAATGTAGGGTGTATTAATATGCTCTGCATTATTTTTTATAGCTTTTTTTAAGTATATTTGATATAATCAGATTAAGAAAAAATCACACTATTTTTTATAAATTTAATTTTTCATTTTTTTACTCCTAAGATATTATAATAGAGCGTGAGCGAATTAAAGCTCACGCTTTTCTGCATTTATTAATTATCATACAAAAGATGTAAAAAATTTTGATTTTATTTAATATTTGTGATATATTAATAATTAAAAATAAGAGGTAATAATGTTAGACAAATTAAATGATATTGAAAAAAATATATATTACTTAATAAGAAATGGAATGTCAACAAAAAATATATGTAAAGAATTAGATTTAAAATTGTATGAAGTCAAGCAAATTAAATTAAGTATATATAAGAAACTTAACATACAAGGGTATAAAGATATATTAAGAGGGCAAACAAATACACTTAATCCATTTAGAAAATTTGCAGAAAATAAAACAATAAATAAGAAGGTAAGAGATATAAAAAATATTGAAAATATAATTGATAAAAATTCAATTTTAAAGTATAGATTTTTAAGGAGTTTAGGATTTGATTCATATGAATCTATGAAAAATAGAAGTAATAAATTTATTATAAATCTAATTGAATCACAAAATATAGAAGCTCCAGAAGAAATAAAAAAAATAATATATAAAGGATGATATAAATGAAAAAACTATGCCTTAACGTATTTCTACTATTTTTTATTTTCAGTCTTGCAATAAAATTCTATAATTTTAATATTCAACAAATACAAATAGGAATGACATTTTTTTATACTATATATGGAATTGGATTCCTATTATTTTATATTAGAAGCAAAATAGTTGATGATGAATATGAAATAGATAAAGAAGTTGAAATATTAGATAAGGCATTAGATAAGTTAGAGGAATTTGATTTCAATAAAGATCATAAAATTAAAGCTCAAGTATATAAATATGATAAAAACAGTAACATAGTGAGTATAAATATGTTAGAGCGAAAAGCAAAACAGCAGAAAGGATGATACAAATGAAAATAACTAGTAATATTAAAAATTTTGGTGTTAATGAAGATGTAACTGATTATAATAATCCTAATTGTGATAATTGTAATGATTGTTGTACTATGATGGCTATATTAAAAGAAGATGAATATAATCAATTATTAGATCTGATTAGTTGCGATAAGAAAATTAAGAAATATACATTAGATAAAATAATAGAATATAGAGATTCATTATTTAAAAATAATACTTTAAACTGGATGTGTTTCTTATCTAACAACGACAAAAAATGTATGATATATGAACACAGACCTGATATATGTAAGAAATTTCATTGTGATTCAACATTGAATGAAAAATATGATGTAAAAGAATATCCGAAACAATCTACAATAATGGTAGATGTGTTTTTAACATTTGCGAAAGTAATATTAACTGATGATGAATTTGATAAAATGATAGTTGCTTATAAATTATCATATGAACAATATATAAAAATGTAAATAAAAGAATGAAAGGATAACTTATGATATGTCTAAAATAAAAGTAAGTGATTATATAGCTCAATTATTAGTAGAGAATAATATTAATACTATATTTAGCGTAGTTGGCGGAATGTCTATGCATTTAAATAACTCATTTCATTATTATGATGATATAGAAGTAATATATAATCATCATGAACAGGCATCTGCAATTGCAGCAGAAGGATATTATAAGGCTAGAAATAAAGTTGCATGTGCTTGCGTAACATCTGGTCCAGGCGGAACTAATGCATTGACTGGCGTATTGTGTGCATATCAAGATAATATACCTATGATTGTTATATCAGGGCAAGTAAAGACAACTAATACAATACAATCAACTGGATTAAGTTTAAGGCAATATGGAGAGCAAGAAAATGATATTATTGCTATGGTTAAGCATATAACTAAATATTCAGCAATGATTATCGATTCAAGTATGATTAAATATCATGTCGAAAAAGCAATATATGAAGCTACAACAGGAAGAAAAGGTCCTGTATGGCTAGATATTCCTTTAGATATCCAGAATACAATTATAGATACAAGTGAACAAATTATATTCAATATTCAGCTACATAATGAAATAGAACTAATAAAATATAAAGATAGCATAACTCTAAATCAGGAGATTCAAACTATATTAATGAATATAGAAGAATCAAAGAAACCTATCTTAATTTGCGGTTCATCATGTCGATATACTAATCAATCTGAATTATATTCATTAGCTGAAAAACTAAATATTCCTATATTAACTTCTACTTTTATATCAGATATATTTGAAAATGATTATAAATTATATTATGGCCAATTTGGTGTATTTGGTGGAAGAGAAGGAAATTTTATTGTGCAAAATTCAGATTTATTAATCATATTCGGATGTCGTATGACATTTAAACACACTGGATTTGATTATAAATCATTCGCTACTAATGCTAAGAAAATTATTATAGATATAGATGATGATGAGTTAAGAAAAGATCAATTAAATAGATATATGAAAATCGATGCAGATTTAAATTATTTCATACCTTATATGAATAAAACAATTAGAACTGAATTAGAATCTAAAACTGAATGGATTAAATATTGTGATTCACTTCCTAGTACAAAGATAAAAATAGAAGATGATGACAATGTTAATACTTACGAGTTTGCTACTGAACTAAATAAAAAATTAAATAACGATAGTATAGTTGTGGTAGGTAATAGCACATCTAGTATGCAATTTTTACAAAAAGGAATAAATAAACAAGGACAAAAATTATTTGGTAATATTAATTGTGGAACAATGGGATATGATTTACCCGCTGCTATAGGTGCGTGTATAGCAAGCAATAAAAAAGAAGTTATATGCATTACGGGCGATGGAAGTATTCAGATGAATTTGCAAGAGTTACAGACGATTGTACATAATAAATTACCAATCAAAATTATCGTATTTAATAATAATGGATATCAGTTAATAGTTAATACTCAGAATAATTTTCAAAATGGTAAATTAAGCGGATGCAATAAAGAATCAGGAGTATCATTTCCTGATATGAGCAAAATAGCAAAAGCTTATGATATTGAATATAATGATTCATTATCTTTATCATTATACAAGGGGAGCATAATAGAAAATGCGATTGAATGGCTTTTTGAGCAAGAATCATATTGTATATTAGAAATAATGCCTGATAATATGGAAGTTATACCAAAATTAAAAAATAAAATAGATGAAAATGGAAACTTTGTAAAACTTAATTTTAATGACTTATATCCTTATCTAAGCGAAGAGGAATATAATAAATATGCAAAATTTGATTATTGAGGTGAAATAAAATGGATAAAAATATTGAAGAAGCACTTATTAATTTTTCATTTAAAACTTTAGTTAGACCAACTATATTAAATTCTATAAATAATTTTTTGAAATTTGCTAATGATGAAGATTTAATGAAAGTTAATAATTTTATTAATGAATTAGATAATAAAGAAAGTGAGAAGTAAATAATGGGTAAAGCTATAATACGAATATCAGAACATTTAATGCTTGATTTATTACAATTATCAAATAATTTTGATTATAAGAGTGCAGGATTTAATTTCGATAGACAAGTATTTGAAATATTAGTCGAGCATGATGAATTGCCAGATACTGAAAAGGGAGAAATATTCCCAATACTTAACATTGAATATAAAAGATCTAATTGTGAAGTTAATCCAAAAATAACTAATTTTTTGTTGACAACAAATGATTATATCACAAAAGAAATAAAATTAAATAATAAATATAAAGGGAAATAATATGTATAATAACATTGAATATAAAAAACCAATAATCGTTGCAGAAGTAGGATGTAATCACAAAGGTTCTTTTGATATAGCAAAAAATTATATAGAAACAATAAGTAAAGATTGTGATATAATAAAATTTCAAAAAAGACATAATAGAACATTATTAACACAAGAACAATACAATTCACATCATCCTAATTTATGTAATTCTTATGGTGATACATATGGAGAGCATAGAGAATTTTTAGAATTTGATATAGAACAGCATAAACAATTAATGAAATTGTGCGAAGGGCTTAATATAATCTATTCTACATCAGTATGGGACTTAATATCAGCTAAAGAAATAATATCGCTTAATCCTAAATTAATAAAGATACCATCAGCATCAAATAATAATTTTGAAATGTTAAAATATATTTGTGATAATTTTAATGGTGAAATACACGTATCTACAGGAATGACAACTAAAGAAGAAATTGAAAATATAGTCAATCTATTTGAAAATAAAAATAGAAATAAAGACTTGATTTTATATAGCTGTGTATCTGGATATCCATTAATGTATAATCAAATTTATTTATTAGATATAGTATATTTGATAGATAAATATAAAAATAGAGTAAAAAATATTGGATTTTCTGGGCATCATATTGGTGTATTTATAGATATAGCAGCCTATACATTAGGAGCTAATATAATTGAAAGACATATAACTTTAAACAAAGGATGGAAGGGAACGGATCATTTATCATCAATTGAGCCAATTGAATTAAACGAGCTTAAACATAATTTAAATAATACATATAAAGCATTAAAATATAAGCCGAATATTTTAGATATAGAAAAATCACAGATTAAAAAATTGAAATATAGAGATAAAAATAATGGATAATATAAAATATAAAGCTTCTAAAATAAAATTAGTAGCAATGGATTGTGACGGAGTTTTAACAGATGGCTCTATGTATTATTCAAATAATGGAGATGAATTTAAAAAGTTTAATACATTAGATGGAATGGGAGTTGAATTATTAAGAAGTAATAATATTAAAAGTGCTATTATTACAAAGGAAGATAATAATATTATTAAATTAAGAGCTAAAAAAATGAAAGTAGATAATTTATTTGCTGGGATAAGCAATAAATTATCTATAATTGATAAACTAATTAACCTATATAATATAAAATTAGGCGAAATAGCTTATATAGGTGATGACATAAATGATTTAGAAGTATTAAAAGTAGTAGGATTTAGCTGCTCTGTAAAAAATGGTATGAAATATATAAAAGACATAGTTGATTATGTAACAATATTAAATGGCGGAAGCGGAGCAGTTAGAGAAGTTATAGATATTATATTAAAATATAAGAATAAATAATTATATAAATGAGGTGTGTTTTTAATGAATAAAATAATAGATAATAATTTAAAAAAATATAGAGTATGGAAGAATATAACACAATCGCAATTATCGATTGAATTAGATATATCATTAAGCCAATTACGATCTATTGAATGCCGCAGTAAATATCCTAAGCCTAAACTAAGAACAATGATATGTAAATATTTTGATATAAATGAAAATCAAATGTTTTATTATAATATTAAATAATTATGGAGGAATAGATGAAAACAGCTATATTAACAGGTGCTACTGGGTTTGTAGGACTCAATCTATTAAATGAATTGTTAAATAATAATATATTTGTATATGCAATAGTTCGACCAGGTTCTAAAAGATTAGATAGATTATTAGATAAATTTGGAAATAATAAAAATATAAGAATAATATTATTAGATATGGCGGATATAGATAGATTAACTAAGCTAGATATAAAAGCAGATACTTTTTATCATTGTGCATGGGAAGGCGATAGACATAGTTATGAAGAGCAAATTAAGAACATGGAAAATAGTATATTAGCTTTTAATGCTACTAATATATTAAATATTAAACATTTTATAGGCATAGGAAGTCAAGCTGAATACGGAATATATAATCATAAAATAGACGAAGATAAAACATGCAGACCTATAAATGCTTATGGAATGTGTAAATTATCTACCTATAGAATGCTAAGTAATTTATCATCTTATAATAATATTAAATTTACATGGGTGCGTTTATTTTCAGCTTATGGAAAATATGATAATCATAATACACTTATAGAACAATTAATAAATAATTTACAAAAAAATCAATCTATAAAGATACATTCAAGCGAGAAGAAATGGGAATACATACATATTAAAGATGCTGTATCTGCATTATATTTATTAGGTGAAAATGTAATTGAAGGATTATATAACTTATCATCAGGAGAACCCCACCTAATTAAAGATTTTGTTGAAGATGTTATAAGTATAATTAATCCTAATATAATTATAGACTATTATAATAATTATTCAGAAGATGAAACACAAATAATTTGCAATATAGATAAGATAAAATCAGTTATAGATTGGAACCCAAAAATAAATTTCAAGGATGGTATAAAATATGGATTATAAAACTCTTACACTCGATTTAATTGATGATAAGTTCGAATCGTCTAAGCAAGAATTAGATAAGCATTTTAAATATTTACGTAAAATATCAGATACAAAAGAAAAAAAGATATGCTTATTCGGAGCAGGTGCAGCAGGGAAAGATATATTCAATTGTTTATTTGAAAATGAAATTAACGTTGATTATTTTATTGACAATGACAAAGAAAAATATACATCAGAAATAATCAATAGAATAATATGCATAGATATCGAAGATTTTGAAAAAATTAAAGATGATTCAATAGTAATAATAAGTATAGGAACTAGTAATAAAGCTATAATAGAGCAGTTGCATAGTATAGGAGTTAAAGATAAAAATATTATTACTAATGCATTAGAGACATTGCATGTTAGAAAGAATGAATTATATATATTTGCAAAAGAGCATATAATGTATAATATAGCTAAGTTATTTGATATATTAGATGATGAATATAGTAGATATATTGTATATAAGAAGATATTTGCAATGTTAGCCGATATGAAAGATCTTATTAATTTTAATTATGATGATATATATACTATGCCTCAATATTTTGAAAATGTTGAATTAGGCGATAATCAAGTTGTTGTTGATTGTGGTGCTTATGATGGAGATTCACTTAAATCGTTTTTAGAATGTTACGATAGTAGTATTCTAAAAGAATATATTTGTTATGAATTAGATATAGATAATTTTAATAATTTATGTGATTATGTTAATAATTTAGATATAGATACAGCAAACAAAATATCTCCTTATAATTCTGGCGTAGATAAAGAATATAAAACTATAAAATATGCTGGAGAATGCGATAATGTACATATAAATGAATATGGAAATACTGTTGGTAATGTAGTTAGTATGGATACTCATATAGGAAATAGAAACGTTACTTTTATAAAAATGGATATTGAAGGAAGTGAAGTTAACGCATTAATAGGAGCAGAAAATATAATAAAGAATAATAAACCAATATGTGCTATATCAAACTATCATAAATCAAATCATTTATGGTTAATTCCTTTCATGCTAAAAGAGTATAATCCTAATTATAAAATACACCTTAGACATCATAGCAATACATATACAGATACAGTATGTTATGCTATTAATAAAGAGGTGTAACATGGCTAAAATACAAGCTAAAATGTTTGATTCAAAAAGAATACCATTGCAAGATGTAGCACCTAGAAAAACACCTTTTTCTATAGAGATAGACCCTTCTAGTTCATGTAATTTAAAATGTAATTTTTGTTTTAGAAGTGATAAAGAAGCAGTAAGTAAAAGTTGTGTAAAATTTGGTAGAATGGATTTTGATTTATATAAAAAATGTATTGAAGATATAAAGCAATTTCCTGAGAAACCTACTAAATTACGCTTATCAGGATTTGGTGAACCATTAATGAATATAAAATATGCAGAGATGATAAAATATGCTAAAGATAATAATGTAGCTGATAAAATCGAATGCATAAGCAATGGAATACTATTAAATCCTGAATTAAATCGCAATATAGTTGAAGCTGGATTAGATAGAATCAATATATCAATAGAAAGTATGTCAAGAAAAGGTTATTATGATGTTACAGGAGTATATATTAATTTTGAAAAGTTTATAAATAATATTAAAGACTTATATGATAATAGAAAAAATACTTATATATATGTTAAAATAATTGATTTAGGAAACTTTACAAAAAAAGATGAAGAAATATTTTATAATACTTTTAAAAATATTTCAGATCAAATGTTCATCGAAAAAGCTGCTAAAGTATGGAATGGAACTACAGCAAATGATAATATAAAAGATACAGGCATATATGGACAGTGTATTCCTGATTATAAAAAAGTTTGCACATTTTTATTCAGTCGCATGAGTGTAAATTACGATGGTAAATGTAGCTTGTGTTGTATCGATTGGCAAGGGAAAGAAATAATAGGTGATGTAAAAAAAGAATCGTTATATGATATATGGAATGGTAAAAAATTAAAAAATATACAATTAGTTCATTTATTTGGGCAGAGAGAAAGCATACCTCTATGTAAAAATTGTACAGTACTAAGTACAATGACTATTGATAATATAGATGATTATGTAGAAGAAATAATAGAAAGATATTAACGAGAGGGTGGTAAAAATGAAGTTTGGAGTAACAATGCACAAACCTAAATTTAAACATATTAAAAAAGGTGGAACTTTTAATATTGGCGATTGCGTTCAATCTATAGCATTAAAATATCTATATAATAAAATAGGAATAAAAAATGAAGACATAGTTGAAATAAATAAATATGATATAAGTAGCTATGATGGCAGCGAATACGTTATATTACCATTATGTAATAGCCATAATGGAACAAGAGAATATGGCGTATTACCTGTATCTAATAAAATAATACCAGTATTTACATCATTCAATCTATTTACTAAAGAACTAGATAACGGTATGATAGATAATTTAAAGTCATATGAGCCTATTGGTTGCAGGGATGAGCAAACAATGATTAATATGAGAAATCATAATATATTGGCTTATATGACAGGGTGTATTACTGCTATATTACCTAAAAGACCTATAAGAAATAGAAAAAACAAAACATTTTTTGTTGATATTCCTGATAGTTTAAATAAATTTATTCCAGATAAATTAAAGAAAAATTGCGAATATTTATCTCATTTAATACCTATTGAGTCAGATTCTTTTGATGATAATGAAGTTAAAAGAATGAATAAAATTGCTATAGATAGATTAGAACAATATAAAAATGAAGCTACATTAGTTGTAACGTCAAGATTGCATTGTGCAGTACCATGTATGGCGATGGGTATTCCAGTTATTATTGCAGCTAATAATTATCCGTTTAATTTTGGATGGGTAGATAGATTTTTACCTGTTCATACTTCTAATGATTTTGATTCAATTAATTGGAATCCTAAAATAGTTGAGTATGAAGATGTAAAACAACGATTAGTTTATAATTTTGGTAGAGAAATAATCGATAAGCATAGATGTAATAAAAAATATAATATAAGCGAACTATACGAAAATAGAGTAAAAGGAAGATATAATAATTATTATCTTGATATATTAGATGATCTAAAATGTGAATTAGGTGATAATCTAAAATTTGCAGTATGGGGAGCTATACTGATGGGTAGCATGGTTATCGATTCGATTGAAAAAGTATTCGATAATTATGAAATAACTGTAATAGATACATATTCAGTTGAAAAGACATTTGAAGGATATAAGATAGAAAGACCAGAAAATATTAAGAATTATGATAAAGACACAATTTATATTATAGCAGCAGGAGCAGCAAAGGAATCAGCAATAAGCATATTAGAACCTTTGAATCTTAGATATATATGTATTACAACTAATTAAATTTTAACAAGGAGTATTAAATGAAAAATAAAAACAATAGTATATATATGTATTTAACCATAGGAAGTGCTGCTAGTTATTTTACTATGTTAATAACATCTTATTGTGTAAATATAATTGTTTTTAGATTAATAATGTTTGTTAATATAATAGTTTTTGCTATATTAGCTTATATGTATTATAGAATTGATAAAACTACAACTAATTAGATTGGAGAATTTATGTATAGTGTATTGAATGATATAGGATATATTAAATATCATGCTCAAGAATTATTATTGAATGCTAGTAATTATAATTATGAAGAAATGATAATTATATCTGAAAATTTAATTGATAAAATTAATAATTTAAAAGAAAAAGCAATAGAAATACAAAAAGATAAGCCATTATTACCTACTTCAAAAAGCTGTGAAACTATTATATATACACTTAATAATATAATTAGATTGTGTAAAGTTCATTCTCGTATCGTTGAATCAAAAATTGAGTATGAATTAATTCCACTTATAAAAGAATTATATGATAATTTTTATTATTTTGCGATTGTATATGACGATAAAAAAGAAATAGAAAATTATTATTCTAATGATTTTAAAAATCATGGATTTATCAGTCAAAATATTAATACTTATATAGAAGAAAGTGTTAATAATGATAAATATAAATATGATGTGTCTATTTTAGTATTAGCTTACAATAAGTTAGAATACACAAAACAATGTATAGAAAGTGTATTAAAGTATACTCCTATTAATATTAATTATGAATTTATATTGGTTAATAATGGCTCAAATGATGGGACTAAAGAATATTTTGATAGTTTATATGTAGAAAAAACTATACATTTACTACATAATCATTTTCACGATTCAAGATGTGCTAAAAATATAATTGAAGGGAAATATCTTCTAACTATAAGCAATGATGTAATAGTTACTGAAAATTATATACAAAACTTATTAAAATGTATTGAGTCAGATGAAAATATAGGAATGGTTGTTCCTTCTACTTCTAATGTAAGCAATAGGCAATCAATAAATGTAGACTATAAAACATTAGAAGATATGCACAGATTCACAAAAGAAAACAATGTATCAGATTCTAATAGATGGGAACAACGAACAAGATTAGTTAACCCAATTGCATTATATAGAAGCAAAGCATTATTAAGCAGTAAAGGGATTGGATTTATAGACAAAGCTTTTATATATAGTGAATTTGGTGATGATGCCTTATCTCTTAGATTTAGAAGAGCAGGATATAAATTAATACTATCTAAAGATACTTATTGCCATCACTACGGAAGTGTTACAAATAGAGAAGCACAAATAAATAATAATACATTAGTAAAGAGTAGACAAATATTCATTGATAGGCATAAAGTGGATGCTTGGAATAGTGGATTTTGTTATGATGTTGAGCTTATTAATTGTATCGATTTTAACATAGCATACCCTATGAATATTTTAGGAATAAATAGCGGATTTGGTTCTAATCTGCTTAAAATTAGAGAAGAATATAAATCAAGAGGAAACAATAAAATAGTATTACATTACTTATTAGATTCAAAAAATAAATTATATAAAGATGATTTAGTTAATTATGGAAAAGTTAAATATGAACAATTTGATATAATAGAATCATATAAGACAAAAAAATATTTCAATATTATACTTATAGAAAATAATGTAATGAATATAATATATCCTGCTATTATAGAAATATACTTAGAAAGATTAAAGGATAGCGGAATATTAGCTATTAGAGCTAGTAATGATGATGAAATGCTATTATTAAATGGATTAAATTATACTGAGAAAATAATTGGTGAATCAGCGTGGTATATATGGAGAAAAAAATAATGAATATAATTATAAAAGAATTAACAAAGACATGTATAGCATGTCCAACACAATTTGAAGGAATTACAATAGATAATAAAGATGTATATATGAGATATAGAAACGGAACTATGAGAATAGATATTGATGATGAAACAATTTTAAGAATTCCACATGGTAATTATTTAGATGGGTTCTGTAGTCTTGAAGATTTTATTGTTATAGCTAGAAATAATAATATAAATATCGAGGTACAAATAAATGAAAAGTAATGATATAAGAAATCAGATCTTAAATTTAGTATATAAGTATCATGATACTAAAAAATTAGAAGAAAATAAAAAAGATAGAATTGATTATGCTGGTCGAGTATGCGATGTAGACGAATTAATTAATTTAGTTAATGCTAGTTTAGATTTTAAATTAACTCATGGTAGTTATATAGAATGTTTTGAATATAAGTTATCAGAATTTTTAGATATTAAATATGTGCATAGTTGTAATAGTGGAAGTAGTGCTAATTTATTAGCTTTTATGGCTTTAACATCTCCTTTGCTAGGAGATAGACAAATAAAAAGAAACGATGAAGTAATAACAGTAGCAGCTTGTTTTCCTACTACAATATCACCTATTATAAATTATGGTGCTGTGCCTGTATTCGTTGATATTACTATACCAGAATATAATATTAATGTATTACAAATTGAATCAGTCATAACATATAAAACAAAAGCTATAATGTTAGCCCACACTTTAGGTAATCCATTTAATATAGTTGATATAAAAGATATATGTAAAAAACATAATTTATGGTTAATAGAAGATAACTGTGATTCATTAGGAAGTAAAGTGCTTATTGATAATGAATATAGATACACAGGTACAATAGGAGATATAGGAACATCTAGTTTTTATCCTGCTCATCATATCACAACTGGTGAAGGTGGCGCAGTATATACTAATAATGAATTGCTAAGTAAAATTATATTATCAATGCGTGACTGGGGACGTGATTGTATATGTAAATCAGGTGAAGATAATACATGTAATCATAGATTTGATAAACAATATGGTAATCTTCCATTAGGATATGACCATAAATATATATATTCTCATTTTGGATATAATTTAAAAATGACTAATATAATAGCTTCAATTGGTTGTGCTCAATTAGATAAGATTTATGATTTTATGAATAAGCGGATGACTAATTTCAATTATCTATATAATAAATTATCAGAATATGAAGATATATTTATATTACCCAGAACAATAAAAGATGTTATTCCTAGTTGGTTTACTTTTATGATATGCGTTAAGTATGATGAAAGAATTAATCGTGATAATATAGTTAAATATCTAGAATCGAAAAATATTCAAACTAGAATGTTATTTTCAGGTAATATATTAAAACATCCTTGTTTTACGAATGATAATATAAAATATACACAAATAGGAGGATTACCTAATACAAATTTTGTAATGAATAATGGATTTATGATAGGTGTATATCCAGGATTAGATAAAGAAAAAATAGATTATATTGTGAATTGTCTTAAAACTTTTATGAAAAGATGATGGGGTGGCAATATGAAATGTGTTATATTTGCAGGTGGATATGGAAGTAGATTAGGAGAATTAACTAGTCAATTTCCAAAACCTATGATTGAAATTGGAGGTAAGCCAATTTTATACCATATAATGAATACATATTCCTACTATGGTATAAATGAATTTATTTTATGTTTGGGATATAAAGCTAATATTATAAAAGATTATTTTATACACTTTAATGAATATAATAATGACTTTACTATAGATTATAATTATAGTAAAAATAATATTGAATTAGAATATAAAAATAAATGGAAAGTATCTTGTATTGATACAGGAATACATACATTAAAAGCTTCTAGGTTGATGCTGATTAAGAATTATTTAACTGATGATACTAATTTATTGACGTACGGTGATGGATTAGCTGATATAAATATCAATGAATTAGTTAATTATCATAATAAAAATAAAAAAATACTTACAATAACAGGCGTTCATCCTCCTGCAAGATTTGGAGAACTAGATATAGAAAATGATACATTATCATCGATTGAAGAAAAATCATGTAATGTTAAAAATTATATAAATGGTGGATACATGGTATTTGATAAAAAGATATTCGATTATCTTCCATTGAAAAATTTAAAAGAATATAATAATGATGATAAATTATATGATTTAGAATATGGAGTATTTAAATCTTTACATAATAATAATAATATTGCAATATATAAACATGAAGGAAAATGGGCATGTATAGATAATGAAAGAGATATAGGCAAATTAAATAAAATGTATAGAAATAATGAAGCATTTTGGAAAGTGTGATATATATGTTTTGGAAGAATAAAAAAGTATTAATTACAGGTAATACAGGATTTAAAGGAACATGGTTAACTTTATTATTATCACATCTAGGAGCTAAAATATCAGGATATAGCAATAATATACCTACTAATCCATCGCTATATGAATTATGCGATATAAAAAAAAATATTAAAACTAATATAGATAATATAATTGATATGGATTCATTAGAATATGTACTAAAAAAATATAAGCCAGAAATAATATTTCATCTAGCAGCTCAACCACTTGTTATAGAAAGTTATAAAAATCCAATTGAAACCTATTTAACTAATTTATGTGGGACTATTAGTCTATATGAAGTTGTAAGAATATTAAAAATTAATACTACTATTATTACAATTACAACTGATAAAGTATATGAACGAAGTAAGTTTATCGAATTATATGATTGTGCTTATAGCGAAAATGATAAATTAGGTGGTCATGATATTTATTCATCTTCTAAAGCATGTGCAGAAATAGCTACAGATTCATATAGAAGTAGTTTTTTTAATATAGATAATTATGATAAGCATAAAATATCTATAGCAACAGCAAGGGCGGGAAATGTTATAGGTGGTGGGGATTTCTCAAAAGATAGATTAATAACAGATTTTATAAATTCAATAAGCAATAATAAATCAATAGTATTGAGAAATCCTAATGCAATCCGCCCTTGGCAACATGTATTAGACTGCCTATATGGATATATACAATTGGCAGAAAAGTTATATAATAATCCTATAAAGTATTCAGGTGCTTATAATTTTGGACCTGACAAAAACAATATAACTGTATTAGAATTAGTAAATAAATTATATAAAATATGGGATAAAGATAATGATGATATAGAAATATATGATACTAATAATTTAGGATTTAATGAAACAAAAGTATTAAAATTAGATTCAGCAAAGGCTAAAAAAGAACTAGGATTTAATCCTATTTATGATATAGATAAAACATTAGAATTAACAATAGATTGGCATAAGAGATATTTAAATGGTGAAAATATGTATGATGTATGCATGAATCAAATTATTGATTATTTAAAGGTAAAAAATGAGTAAAAAAGATGATGATAAAGAAAAATTAATAAAATTTATAAATGATAATGAATTAATAAACTATTCAATAGTTCAGAAAAAGAATGTTGGTAATAGCTATGCAACTAATTATATTAATGCTACATTTAAATTAAATGATGATGATAAAAAAGATGATGATAAAAAAGAAATAAAATCGTATCATATCTTATTATATGTTTTAGCTTTAATATTTATATTATTTATTTTTATAATAATTTTAACTAATATTGCAAAATTATAAAAATTGATATATTGGTATAATTAAGATATAATTAAAAAAATATATTAAATTAGGAGGAATAAAATGAATATACAAAATATTTATGATGTATCAGTAAATTTATTAAAAAATACAAGGAATTTTGAATTATTATCTAATGCATTACTAATGTATGAAGATATAAAAAATGATATTGATACAAAGAAATATAACGAAATAAACGAATTAATAACTAATATAATAGGAACAAAAGAGCAGCAAGAAGAAAGATATAATAAATATATAAAAGATCTTATGATTGATATTCCAGAAGGTGAATTCATAGCAGGAAGTCCAGAAACAGAACCAGAAAGATGTTTGGTTTGGAATGCAGAAGATGAAAAATGTTCTCTATTTAAAGAAACAGAGCAGCAGCATAAAGTAAAATTAGATAAATTTTTAATGTCAAAATATTTAGTAACATTCAATATATTCGATAAACTCGTTAAAGAAAATAATTTTACATTTGAAAATTGTCAAAGCTACTTATGGGATTATGACAATGAAGATTGGAATGAAATAAATGGAATAAATTACACAAAAGATGTAAACGGGAAAAATATAGAGAACTTAAATTCTAATAAGCCAGTAATTCATATAAATTGGTATGAATCATATATATTTGCTAGATTACTAGGATGTGACTTGCCTACTTCTGCTCAATGGGAATATGCTAGTAGAGCAGGAACAACAACTGTATTTAGTAATGGAAACAATATAACAACAGATGATGCTAATTATGATGGTGAAGATACTCCATATAATGGCGGAGAAAAAGGAAAACGCATAAAAGATGTAACAGAAGTAGGAAGTTATAAATCTAATAATTTTGGATTATATGATATGCATGGCAATGTATTTGAATGGTGCAATGATTTTGATGGGAATTATTATAAAGAAATATTAGAATCAGATGAATATATTAAAAATGGATATATTAAAAATCCATTAGGCCTAAAAATAGGTACAAGAAAAATATTGCGTGGTGGGAGCTATGAAAGCGTAGCAGTCCATTTAAGGAATGCAAGACATGGAAGTGGATTACCTAATTGTAGGTACCCATATGCAGGAATGAGATTAGTTAGAAATACATAAATTATATTTATATACATAAGAAGGTTAGTGTAAAAGCTAGCCTTTTTATTATAATTACCTAGCCTCACATAATAATAAAATGATATAATGTACAATAACAATAAATAGAACTGATTATAAGCACGATATAGAGAGGATGATATAAATGAGTAAATATAAAAATTTGTGGATATTTATAGGATTGTTTTTATTTTTAATATTTTTTGTTTTAATTGGTGGACTTATGAGTCTAGGATTTAGTGTAAATAATAAAACACAAAATTATGAACAACAACAGAAAAAAGATATTAAAACACTAAAAATTGAAAATGTAAAAGTTGATGGCAAATATATTACAGGAACTATAAAAAATACACTTGATTATGACTTGAAATATATTTGCATTGAGGCTTTATTCTATAATAAGAATAAAGAAATAATTAACAATTCAATTGATAATTTATCTAGTCTATATAAAGATAATAAGTGGAGATTTAATATATTAATATTAGACGAATACGATTCATATCAGTTAAGTATAACTGATATAGATAAAGCTAATGATATGTAAAATGGAGATGATATAAATGAAATATATTGTATTAGTAGCAGCACAAATATTATCATGGTTTTTATCATATATATTATATAAAAATATGGATATCATTAGTGCATTTATAGGAATGATTATAATTATCATATCAGTTATAATATTATTTTGTAATAATATTATTAAAGTTAATAAATCATATAATAATGTACTAAAATATGATGAATTTATTAAAGCTGAGTTAAAGAAGAATAAAAAAATATAATAAGCAAAGATAATAAACTTTACTAGAAAGAAGATGATACAAATGATGGATAAATATAAGAATAATAATATTGTATATTATTTAATAGAACTAACTAAAGAAAATAAATTAGATTGGAAAACATATTCTACTGGAGATGATAGTTATTCAAAATTTTGTAACTTAGATGGCATTAAGATTGTTATTCATAAAGAAAAAACTTTTCTCAGATATAAATATGATATTACGATTAATTATAGTAATACTTCAATTAATAGAAAACATAGGTATATAAAGAAAATATTTGATATACTTGAGAAAAAAGAAGATGATGAATATAATAAAAATAAAATTGATTGTATCGATAAATGTTTAGAAACATTAAAAATAGCAAATTCAGATGTTGAAAATATAACAAATGAAGAGGATGATACAAATGATGGATAAAATTAAAATAATAAAGAATAAATTCAAAGATAAATATTTACTAAAATTATCTATTATAGACCACGTTAAAGAAGTAGATGTATTATATGATTTAGCTAGATTAGACAAAAAAGAAATTGATAATTTTAATAAAGAATTAGCTGACTTATATATATTGCTGACTCAATACTTTGATGATAAGCAAGAATTAATTGATATAAGAGTAGATAGGTTTATTGAAAAGATAACTGGAGATGATATAAATGAGCAAAGTTAAAATAACAATAGATAAATTCGGATTTGGTAATACTAATATAAATGATATAGATATAAAGCATATTAATGGAATTAGTTTAAAATCAATTCCAGGTGAAACACCAGATTTAAAAATAAGCGTTATATCATCTGAACAAATCATAGAACTAGAAAATGCTAATATAAAAATTAAAAATAATGCTGCTTTAGTAGATGTAGAAAAATATATATTACACTTACTCAATGATAGTAGAATTGATTCTGCTACTTATGGTAAGATAATTGAGCTAGTAAATAAAATATAATTGAGGATGATATAAATGTTAATACTAAGATTTGATAAAGTTTATTGTAGACAAGATATTGATATACTTATATCTAAGAATTTCAAAAAGGCAAAATATGAAAAAATAATAAAAGAATTTGATGCTCTTACAATATTAGAAATTTATATATTTATCTTTTTGTCGAGAATACTCCCACTTCTAAAGTGGTGGGATGAATCGACAATCTTTTTACTCCGAAACAACAATATGTAACTAAAGTATGATGCAATTTTGTAGTATAATATAAGTATGTCAA